CGGATCTTTCTGAAAATTAGTTCTCTCAGGGAGTCCATAGAAAAACCACCACCCGGGGACGGGCTTGTGGAAAACAATGGATAGTAATAAATTACTTCCCGTCCTAGGGAACTACGGTGCATACGAAGATAATGTATGCCTCTTCTAGTTTTAGGCTTCTTAATAAAAATGATCTTTACACCTTTCGGTGAGGGTGAGTAAAAACCCTGTTTGTGTCATCCTGATGGAGTGAGACACGGTGGTCCGACCAAGAACATGAGTTCGTAGTCGTCCGCTGCTGCTAGCAATATTTGGTCACCGCCATTAGTGGCCACAGTAGCACCAGGCGTCCATCCGTATTGGCTAAAGATAGCTGTTGTGGTCGGAGTACCTGTAGCGACAGTTGCTGCGTTGGTTACACCATACAATGTCGAATAGTATGGTATGGTTGCTGTCATTGGCATGAAATCGGTGCCGTAGACTTGTCCGTTCTTTGCACCGTTCACAATACAGTACGATTGCGGAATACTAGATAGTGTGAACGAATTGTTGTTAACAGCAACTAGCAATCCATTGGATGCGAAATACGTGTTTTGAATTGATCGACGTAGTATGTAGTTAGGAGTATTTGGGTTGAGTGCTTGACACACAACACGATGACCACCTCGTGAGAATCGATATACGAGGCGAAAGTACTCCAAATACGTCATCGAATTTTGGTTAGGTAACAATGATCCTGGTGAGTATCGTTGCACCGGCGCATATGGATTGACAGTAGCTGATGGCGTATATCCTGGAGTGGCTGTGTCTGATAGACTACCAATCCAGCACGGACGCATAATGAAGTCTTTGATGTGATTGACTTCATCTGCATTACAGATTTCATGTTCCATTGATCCGATTGCGGGGATCAGCGGTGGAGCCGGCATTTCGCGAATCATTTGTCGAGTGAGTCCTTGGGCAACGAATGGTGTTTCTGTTGTTGGTCTGTACCAGTTGCCGCGCAAGAAGTCACCATCTGGGCGGGCTAATTGGAAATCGGGCCCTGCAGACACCCACAGATTGAGGAAAACCGACGGGACTGGCGTAGTTGGATGGTTCAATTCGTTGAGAACTGAAATGCGCAAACGTCCGAAGGTTTGTGGTGGGGAATCAGTGACCGTACTCAAGCCTTGCACCGGCAACCATGGTCGATGAGTCAAATATGGGATCGTAAACGACATTGATGTTTGTTGTTGTATGTCGAGAACCATTGATCCCAAAGATGAATTTTGGTTTGAATCGAGGTCGCGGATAACATTTCCAGTTGGATTTGGAATATAGGCTATACGAATACGTCCGACGTGCATTTGGGAGCACACTATTTGAAGATGATACTTCAATGAGCCCCTCCAATACAAACATGCTCGTGAGACCCAGCTCAATAGAGTCGGGAATTGGATGTTTTTGGCCGGATCGTAAAACTCAGCAATGGGACTCAAATCAACCTCATACAGTGATGTATTCGGGGCTTGGGTGTTGTCCCAGTTTATTCCAGCAGCAAGCAAGCATGGCGTTTGTGCGATATGTTTGATTGTCATTTCATATCCGGATCCTCCTAAGAGTTCGGTTGATGGAGAAACAATGGAGTCGGCAGCGAGCGCGAGATTCTGCGAATCGTTCAACCCATGCGTATTCACAAGATTTGCATATTGCTGAATAGCGGGCTGGATGGCTATCAATGATATTGGGTTGGTCCATCCAAAGAAATTCGCTATACTTGCACCGATGCCAGACACCGTGGCGACTCCAGCTGCAATCTCTCCGATCTCCGGAATTGGTATGAGAGCTCCTGCGATTGCTGTCACTGATTCGAGTGTTCGTCCAACAACACCTTTCTCTGACTTTGTTTTCTGTTCCTTACTGATTGTGTTGCGACCTTGTGCTACGAATGGTGTTTCAACCGGCACAATTGATGTCACAACATATGGAACTAACGGGTCAGCAGTTGGTGCAGATGTTGGTGGTATTGGATTGCCAGGGCGGATTGCTGGTAGAGTACTCTGATCGTTGAACTGTCGCACTGGTATTGTGTATGCAACAGGAGAGTAGCCAGCAATATCCACATCCACGAAATTTGCAAATACTGTGAAGCTAACTGGTGGTACTAGCGTCGGACCTAAACTCAGTGAATTCAAACAATATATGTTAACAACCCCAAATTGGAATGCGGGGTCACCTTGTACCGTTCCGGTGGATGTAACGTTGTACATTGGTATGTACTGGTACGGCAATGCATATGGTAGGATGAATTCATGGACTTCATTTTCAGATGGTGAAATCATGAAGCACGGGCATCCCGATGCAGAGTATATATTGTTTGTTGCTGGTTGCAGGTCGAGTGTGTTGTTGAACTGTGGCGAGTATGACACAAGTAGTTGTCCATAGTGAAACTTTGACCCATTAATACGTATCCCAATTTTCACACCTGCTCGAAAGTAGGCGAAATTTTTCAGTTTGTCCCAGATTTGCGGAACAGAGAAAAGAAAATTTGGAAACGTTATTTGGGCCAGCAGATCTCCCATGTAAGCACTACCTTTCCATGTGTACGTGTCATAGTACACACGAGATAGATACTCTATTAGAGTCTGTTTCATGTATGGATCAACTGGTGTCATTGGGATGGATGGCACATCTTGCGGGACATCGAGAGTGACCATTGATGTATCGCTAAATGTAGTAATTTGAGTTCGAGTCGTTGCATTGTCTGCATTGACTGTTGGTCCAGATGTATTTTCCGTCGGCATTATTGTTCCTTGATTGTTTGCTGTTGTTTTGATAATCACTACCAGTATCAACAATTGAAGCAGTGATGGCCGCACAGCCTTTTCTTTTTGACGAGGCGCTCGTATTGACTGGGCTCTAAATAGAACCTCCTCGTTTTCCAGACCATAGCAATGCTCAATCCCGTGTGCGGTTTCGGGAATTGTCAAGTTCACATGATCAGCGCTTTCAACTCCCCAATACTGACCACTTGTTACGTAGTCTGTGTAGGGTAAGCGGAACGCACGCTTGTGGGCAAATGCATACACGTGTTTGCGAAACACTTCAAATGCTTCTGCCCCATGATGATACATCTCTCGACACGCAGCCAAGAAATTTGCTCTCATTGCTTCTGCATCATCATTCGATTTTCGAATCCAGTTGATCATCTCTGTAATCGAGTCTATGTGTAGCGGAGCCAAAACTCTGCCCTGACTAACTCGAAATGCTCTTTTCAGAAACGTCAACTCGTCTGTTGTCATATATGGTTTTGATTCATCCATAGCTGTTTTGTTCGGTTGGTTGTAAACAACACCGTACTCTGCCAGCTTTTTGGATATGGTTACCATATTAAACCATGGCACTCTGTCTGAGACTGCGGCAATGTTGTCATCGCCGTAGGTCTTCAATCTCACGTTCTCATCGAATGTTGACAGGTTTCCTCCTAGTTCAAGATACACAATGCGCATCATCAACGAATTCACAAGTGAATTAATTATTGATGTCATTGCAATACCTGATGGATTACCCTGTGGTACTCGATACACATCGCGCTCAGCGATATGGAACGCAGAGAATATTGTCTCAAACAGACACTCACGCACTCTTTCGTCATCATCTCCATAAAATTCGTTAATGATCTTCAAAACAGACTTCAGGAGTTGATACGATAATTGTTTGTCGTAATTGGAATAATCGCCACCAATCCAATTCGGGCCGGCATGTTGCAAATGATAGAACATCATTCCCCACTCATCACTGTGCGGGTTTAACCCTACAGCACATTCATCATACACATGATTGTACATGATGTGTGCTGCAAAAGTTTGAAAGTACATTCGTACTGCTATGTTCAAATCAAACGGTGCAACATTAAAGATTCTCGTCTTACCGACTTTCACTTTTTCAAGCTTGACTCGTTCATCCTTGAGTATGTCCATGAACAGTGTCATACTAACCACGCCATCTTGTGCTTCACTGATGCGTGTCAGTAATTTTTGCATGACAATATCCTTCAACTCTCGATCACCGGGTTCACCAGTGACAAAATCGAACTTTCCATTCTTTGATGTATTTCCAAGCACATATGGATAACCGGGCGATGTATGTAGATTCATTGGTGGAATCCACTTATCCCCTGGTATACCATTAAGCGCCTCATCCACACTCAAGTTTCCTATCTGTGTGTATGGTGATTGTGCACTTAGAATTGAATGAGCTAGATGTTTTGTTGCTTCATCCACTAAGTGTTGAGGAAATATAACAAGCGGAACTTTCTGTTTGAGTATTCCTGTTCTCAACGGATTCATTTCCGCTGTGGCACGCAATACTGCTGGTCCTGTCACTATTGGAAACACACCATACAGTGGTGACTGTATAATTGCTGTTTCTGTTGGTATGCGCACCTGATTTTGTGGCGACACACGTCCATAGTGCGCTAATCCGAGCCCTTGTGACACTGCACGCTTCGATTGTGCTGTCATAACTCCATCTACTGGATCTAACGGTGGGACGATGATTGAAATATCATCCCAATCTGCCAAGAAGGAATATAGAAACTCCTTCGTGACTGGTGTTGTTAATCCACGTAGATTTGTTCCTGCTACATGCACGCCGAGTATATGCCCACACTGAATACTGGGATTCATCCAAATTAATGGTGACCCACAATGTCCAGCAAGAGTAACTCCTCGATATGTATAGGATTTGACCAGATGTACTGTCTTATCCCCCGTAGCGGAACTATATGAGTCTGACACATAAGACAACACTTTGTCTTTCTCTATGTCTGAGCACAGCGTTATCAATTTCGCATTGTTTTCTCCGTCAATTGTCCACAGCATAGCTTCTCGCAGCGTGTGCTTATTCAAGCCTTCCATCGAATGGAAATGGGATCTTATGTCAGTAAAACACTGGAATCGCTTAGGTAATCGTAAGAATATCAAGTCCATCTCTTCTTTGGGCGTACGCACGGTACACTCACTTGTATTCAACTTCATCTTGATACCTGTCGATGTTGTAAGTACTAATTCAGTGTTTTGCTCGTCCAGTCCATGGAACAAGTGTCGTGGTAACATCAACACACGTCCATATATGAACAATCCACGCAGCGTCGAAACTACTCGATCGTCATGAAATGCATCAACCATCACAGCGTTATTTGTGATTTTATTAACGCCAATGTTGTATGCATTCCGGTCAGGGCAAGCTTGTGTTATCATTTGGCCATTTTCCACGCTGATAACATCCTGTGGCAACTTGTCGCCATCGGCATCCGTCCACAATTCTGTTGGAAGTTTAATTGGTTTAACTTCTCTAACTCGTGCTTCTGGTACCCAGCGTGTTTCACGATCATTTGATTTGATAGCCACCCACTTTCGTCCATGTACCATTTTTGTGACACATTGCGTGTTTTCGGCAAAGTGCGTGCGCGTCTGTCGTGTGCGTTCATCTCCGCTCGTATTTTCTGCAAAATGTGTTGTAGTTTTGCGCGTTCTTTCATCGCCAGATGTTTCAGCACCTTTCCACACTTCTCGTATTTCATCCTGTTCGTTGTCACCGAACCGTGACTTGATGACACGATACGAGAGGAAACCCAGTGAGACAACCGATACGGCCATTATCACCATCTGTCCAACTTTATAAAAAGTTGAATCAGATATATTTGAACGCATGTTGTCCACAAAGTTCCCAAGAGCGGTGCCAAAGCGAGTTCCAGCATCACTAGCCTTACGTTTGACTTTCTCATATGCGCGCTTCATTGTCTTACCCCATGTTGGGTCTGGTTCTTGTCGCTGTGACACAGTTGCAAATATTTCCAGGCGTTCTTCTTCTGTTAGGAATCCTTCTTTTGGGAGAACACTCCTTCCTTCGAGCATACCATTGATATGGTCTATGTCACTTTGGAATAGCAGTTCATCAACATATTCTTCACGAACTTGGGGTGGTCTTGAACTCCACATTTGCGCAACAAATGGTTTTTCCTTCCCATGAACGTCCAATCCTGCACGCAGATAATTGGCTCGTATAATCGCTTCTTCATGTTCTTTTTCCCATTGTTTCATCTCAATCGCGAGAGTGAGCAGCTGTTTGTATGATCCATTTTTCAGGATTATTCGTCCTTGATTGTCTTCTACGTCAAATCGCATGATAGATGTTATATCTGCACTCACAGCTAGTCCTTCTACATACGTCATTGGGAAATCGACGGCAACTTTACGTTTGTTCAGTCGCCCACTGGAATCAAGATATTCTGGAATGATTGTCTGATGAATCAACATATCGATACGTCGTCGAATTGCTTCGAATGAACGTATCACACGTGAGATATCTGATGGCACGCCCACATTACCAGTCATTACTAACAGTTCTGACACCATAAAGGTAGTACCTTTCGATGCCAGATCTGCTTTCGGGACTGGCCATGTGACCATATTCTTCATTCGACAAATGTCCATACACTGATCGATTGTGTTTGTTGGATCTTGACTCTGAAAGACATCGTCAGCAACCACAGCAGCTTGTTCATTGTAACCATCCCAGAATTTTCCTCCGGAATAATGCACATGAATTTGACTGCCTGGTTCATATTTTCGTCCCCGTCGGCGGAATGAATCGGTTAACAAGTCAGTAATAAGTGAATACTGCATCGTTGACTTCCCCAATCCTGGTCCACCTGTTATCAACAGCGTGAATGGTGACACCCGCATAGCTGAGTCGGCCAGGTAGGGCGTTGCTGCTTGATACATTTTGTCACACATATTATATACATTTTTGAAGATGGCATATGCTTTTGGTACGACTTTAAACTTCCACAACAGTGCGTTATATTCATCTCCGGTCTTGTGCCATTTCATCACCTGTCGTGCTTCATCCAAATTCTTGGTAACACGCATCATTCCTTCAGCATTGTAATAATCTGTGACTTGATCCATCCACACTGGAATTCGTTCTGACACAAGTGCCAGTTCTCGCATATCCGGATGTACACCATATATGTGCTCACAAGCACTATCATATGCGTACTTAAACAATTTTGCTACAAAATGTGCGAGTCGCTCAGTAGATACTATTGTACGTGAAAGTTGATCGAGTCGGGAAACACGCGCTGTGTTCGCCTTTATGTCATAGTCGGTTAAACCGGCCATAGCACACATCAACTTTGCTGTGCCAACAATAAACCCCTCTGGGAGGGGAGCATCGCCTTGTGCACGGAAAACTTCATCTTCATCTTCATCACCGTAATCGTCCATCAAATTTCGAGCAAAGTCGGGTTGTTGTCGCGGTTGCTCACCAAATCTGATTCTCTCAACTGCAGCTTGAAATACTTGCGCCAGCTGCTGAGCATAGCCTCGTAGGGTGCCGAGACTTGGTAAATTGAGATGAGTCATAAATTGTGCGACTGCTGTTATTTTGATGAAGAGGGATGATTGAGCACACAATTGCATTATCATGAGAATAAATGATGTTAATCGACGCGACCAGAGGGTCGGGTCTACATTCACATGATTAGCCGTTATCATTCGGTTGAGCAAATCGGTTATTCTGTCCAAAGAAGGAAAATTAACATCAATAGAAGCTATTGCTTGTGTTACAAATGGACTTTCAATTGGAATGTCCTTGCACATCATTTGATTACGTCGTTCGTGAAACATGTCAAATAGCTTTCGTTGTTGTTTTTCGTTTCCTCCATATGGTGGTGCATATATGAAATATTTTAACAAAAAAGTGTTAATCTCTTGGATAGTTAAATGCGGTAAATATTGTCCTGTTTCCCACACAATTGCATCACACAGGCGTGTTGGAACACGTTCAATGATACGCCAAAATAGACCGTATGCAGGATCTGCACGTTTCCGGCTATCGTCAGCAATAGCATGGACTTTGCCAAGTGAGCAACAATCGTCACACATTGAATATCGTTCGTTACAATTCCCGCGTTCATGTTCGATTGGTGTACTAGCAGTATCATCTGTCATGAATCCACTGTGTTCACGCCAATATTCAGGATCATTTCCGGAGGCTCGTGACATACACGCTCCTTGTGCGACGAAATCGCTTTCAAACTCATATTTCAGATCACGGGATGTCATTCGTTGACTTTTAGTCATGCGTTTATCACTATGTTCATCAGACAGCATTACACGGAGCATGTTTGCACGATATGAAGAACCTATATGATTGTGGTATTTCTTATATCCTCGGGATATTTGAGAACGCATTACTATGGTCTGTTTCGCTAATGTCAATTCGTCTTGTGCTATACGAGCACAATATTGGTGAGTGGGCATCTTTCCTAGAACAAGATAGTAGGCTTCAACTGCTTGTTCAGAATTGTGTGGTAATTTGCGCATCAACTTTATGATCTTTTTAAGTGATATGCAAATACTACACACAGACAAATGATTACATTCGCCTTCAACGTGCACAAGAGAAACAGAATGTTGGGATACTACAGAAATTGGGGAAGAGGAACGAATGGATAGACCTGCAAGTTCTTCTTCCGTAATTTCAGTAACATTACAAGATAAAGATGATGAGGGTGCTCGGGCATCCAGGCATTGCAGCGTGGGTTGCCGTTTTGAGCTCATGGCGTCATTTTCTTTTTGTTTTGTGTTCATGTTGAGTTTGTTGCATAGAATTTCACACATGCAGTATATTTTTGGTGTTACATATGAGCAACTTGTATTTTTGATTATAAGCTAAAATACTCCCAAATGGGCATGGAAAACTGTTTGAAACAATATATTCGTACATCACTACATCATCAGTACGAGTATATAATCGGATGCTATAGGTACGCCGAGCATAACTATAGGAAATTGGTACATTGGGTCCAAGTTCAAGTTTAATAAGTGATATATTCGGGTCAACAATTATTTGCTATTTTGCAGTGATAATTTTGATATGCCGATATATATATTAATAAACTTTTGATATGGTAATCGTGTTGATAATAATTAAAATATTGGGTATCTTTTTGTTTGGAAAAACTCCATGGAATGTACACACGTGCCATTGGCCAACGAGGTCGATAAATCGAATATCGTTGGTAACGATACACATGGAATACACACACAGAGTCAAAACGAGGGGGGGGGAAGAGAAACCCC